ATTCTATTAATGATAGATTGACAAACCTAGAAAACAGACGAACAAAAAGGAAAAATGTTAGCGACTGATATTTTAGACAATGTTCCATTAGAACTTTTGACCTTTCCTGATGGCCGTAAAGAGTTGACCAAGTATGACCCAATGCTCTTTGCCCTAATTTACTTGCCTCATCACCTTCAGAACGCCCATGGAGAGATAACCTTATCTGAATTCCATAAGGACCTAGCCGAATATGGCAAATCCTGGATCCACAAACCGAAAAACCCTAAAGAAAACCGTGATGCCTTCATAGCACCCAGAGAATGTGGAAAATCTACCTGGATCTTCCTGATTTTGCCTATGTGGGCTGCTGCTCATGGACATGTTAAATTTATCGCCGCTTTCTCAGATGCTGCATCCCAGGCCGAAACCCACTTAATGTCCTTTAAAAATGAATTGGAGACGAATGAATACCTTATTGAAGACTATCCAGACCTTTGCAAGCCTAAGATGGTTAACTCATCTGGTCGTGCGATGGCCTCTAACTCTTGGCGTATTATCCAAAGCAACGATTTTATATTTGATGCTAATGGCATTGACACTAACTCTTTAGGTAAGAAGGTCTTTGGGCAGCGTCCAGACCTCATAATCCTAGATGATATTGAAAAAGGCGAAAAGAACTACTCTGAATACCAGGCAGGCCGTCAGAAGAACACTGTATTTGATGATATTGCGCCTATGAATATCTATGCTCGTATGATTTTCGTGGGAACGACCACAATGCCTAACTCTGTAATGGATCAGTTTAGAAAATATGCAGAAGGCTATGATGATCCTGAGTTATCGTGGATTTCAGACCAGAATGTGGATGTTCACTACTATCCAGCAATTATGCCTAATGATGATGGCTCAGAGAGGTCTGTGTGGCCTGAGAAATGGCCTTTGGAGTGGCTTAATAGCCAAAGACACCTAAGAGACTTCGCCAAGAATTATATGAACCGTCCAGTTAATACAGATGGCATGTTCTGGACCAGCGAAGACATTATTATTGAAGAGTTATCAGATTACGGAAACACTATTATTTCTATTGACCCAGCAGTTACAAAAAATAAAATCTCTGACTATACAGGTATAGCCGTATTGTCTAGGAGTGGACAAAACATTTATGTAAGACATGCTGAGCAAGTAAAGATGTCTCCATCAGAAATAGCAGATAGAGTCACTTATCTGGTGGAGAAGTTTGATGTTGGTATACTTTATGTTGAAGTAAACCAAGGCGGAGATTTGTGGAAAGATGTATTTAAACATGTACCCGCAAAATATAGATCCAAATCACAAAGCCTATCAAAGCAGATTCGTGCTGGCAAGGCTTTAAATTTCTATCAACAAGGAAAAGTGCGACACACTGCACATTTTCCAACATTGGAAGAACAGATGTGGGCTTTTCCAAAAGTTTCACATGAGGATGTGCTTGATGCCGTTGTTTCTGGCGTTTTGTACTTTTTAGATAACAAAGCAGTAAAATTAGAAACAAAACAAATAAATTATTTAAGGAGACAACATGTCTGACATTAAAAAGGCTATTGATACAATAGTAGATAGAAGAAATACCTACTTGGTTGCTGAGGAATATTACGAGGGAACTAATTTAGAAGTTTTCTCTAATAACCGTTGGCTTCACATGCTAGGAACCGTAAGAAACAACTTTAGATTCAATTTTGCTAGAACTGTAGTAGACTCAGTTCTTAATCGTCTAGAAATTGCCAATATAACAGCAAATACAGAAGAAGCAAATGCAAAAATTAACGACATCTGGCAAATGAATGATTTGCAGATTGATGCAGATGAAATTCACCGTCGTGCACTAGTTTATGGTGATTGCTATGCAATTGTCTGGACAGATGTTAACGGAAACACCACTGTAGATTACAACTCACCACTTACAACTGTCATGGTTTATGATGACGAGAATCCAAGAGTCAAGAGATTTGCTGCTAAATTGTGGCAATCAGAAGATCCATTAGATTACACAAAGAAAACATCACATTTAAATATGTATTATCCAGATCGCATTGAGAAATATACAATGCCTGGAGAAGTAATTAATATTGTGTCTGCTAACGGATTCTTGCCAGTTTCTGTAGTAGAAAACCCTTGGGGCGAAGTTCCAGTGTTCCATTTCCGTACATCTAAACAATATGGTCGTCCAGAACACACAGATGCTTACGGTCCGCAAGACGCAATCAACAAGTTGATGACAACACATATGATTACTGTTGATTATCAAGGAGCACCACAGCGTTATGCATTAGGTGGTGCAGGAAACTCTTCAGAGTTTGAAGATTTTGATGAAACAGGAACAGATACAGAAAATATTGGTAAGTTAAAGAACGGACCAGGTGAACTTTGGTATCTTAAGGGCGTTGACAAAGTTGGAGAATTTTCTCCTGCTGATCACAAGGTATTTACAGAACCAGTCAGAGACTTTGTTCGTGCAATGGCATCTATTACAAATACACCTTTGCATTATTTTGAGAAGACAGGAAGCATTCCTTCTGGAGAATCTCTAAGAACTGCAGAATCACCACTGATTGCAAAGGTAAAGGATCGTCAAATTACTTTTGGTTCAACTTGGGCAGACATGTTTAGATTTATTCTAAAAATGGAAAATTCTACAGAGCCAAATGTTCAGGTTAGATGGAAAGATATTGAAAGCATTGATAGTTTAGATGCTTGGGAAGTTGCTGTAAAGAAGCGAGTTGTTGGCGTATCTCTTGAGCAAGTTCTAATTGAAATGGGTTATGATTTGGAAGTTGCAAGAGAAATAGCAGCAACCGAACAATCATTAACCAGTTTATCTCAAAACACAAACACAAATAATGTAATGATGGAAGCCACAGGAGGCGAAATTGGAAACGAATAATACAGAAGAAGTAACAACTGAAGATACAACATTAAATGATCCAAAGGCAGTACTTGCTGCTTTAGATCGTGCAAAGAATGATGCAAAAAAGTTCAGGGAAGAAAAAGAAAAACTTGAAGTTGATCTAAACAGTAGCAATCAGAAGATAGCAGAGTTTAGTGGCAAACTTCTTCATGAAAAGGTTTTGCAAAAGATATCTGCTGAAGGAGTCAAAGAACCACGAAGACTTCTTAAGTTCATGGATTTGACCAAGTTTGAATTTGACGAAGATCTAAATGTTCTTGGGTTTGAAGATCAGTTCAAGCAACTTCAGGAAGACCTTCCAGAAATCTTTGATCCTAAACTTCGTGTTGGTGGGCAGGCAGATACTGCTGTAAAGGCAAGTGTTAGCACTCAGTACACCGCAACACAACTTCAGGCTGCTAAAATTCTTGGCAAACTGTAATAAAATGGTACAATAGAGTTATTGGGACTAAGTGGACGCTTGCCCTATAATAATATTGAATTAGACGATTCAAAATAACAATTTAATACAAAATTAACTATTCTTAAAGGAGAATAAAATGACAATTAGTCGCACAGACCTAACAGAGGCTAACGGCTACATTCTAGAAGAGCAAGGGTCCCAAGTAATTCAGGACCTCATTGCAAATTCTGCTGTAGAGCGTTTTGCCCGTCGTGAAGCAATGGCTTCCCGCACAAAGTCAGTACCTCGTTTTGTTGGAGATGCACCAGTAGTGGTAGCAGAAGGCGAAGAAATTCCAGCCTCAAACCCAACTCTAGACGAAGTAGTATTGACAGCAAGAAAGTATGCACAATTAATGCATATCTCAGAGGAAGATGTAAACGATTCACTCGTTGACACACTTTCAGTTTACAAGCGTGAATGGGCATCTCGTTGGGCCCGTAAGTTTGACAATGCTTGCCTTGGCGTAACAGCAGCAGGCGACGGAGATGACGGCCAGCCGTTCACATCTCTATATCGCTTAATTGGCGCACCAGCAGTAACACCAAACCTAATCCAAACAGGTGGAGCACTTTCATTTGATGACATTAACAATGCACTTGGTATTGTTGAAGATTCATCTAAGTTTGATGCAGCAAACACAGTATGGAT